GCATTACTTAGCCCTGGTGTACAGGTAACAGTAACGGATAAGTCTATCTACATTCCGGCTGCTGCTACTACTGTACCTTTATTTTTCATCGCTACAAAATATGGCAAAACGTTACCTAATACAAACGTTATTGCACAAGGTACGATCGAAGCTGGTGTACCAAGATTGATTACATCATTGAGAGAAAGTATCGATTTGTACGGTGTACCCATATTTTATCGTGATGTGTACGGCCAACCACATCATGGTGACGCTCGTAATGAATATGGATTGTTTGCATTAAATCAATTTTTAAGACTTGGTAACAGAGCGTACGTTATTCGTGCTGATGTTGACCTTGATGATGACATTGAAAATTTGCAAAATTTATGGACCCAAGCAACAGACGCTGTTGTTAATAAATCTGCATCTTTATTCCAAGCGTTCTTAACAAGCGTTGCTGATGTATTACCTGGCACCACTTCATTAGGTGGTTATGTACCGCGCAATACAATTGGCTTTGAATCAGAACACTCAAGAGTACGTGCTGAAAACGTAATGATGCAAACCATTGCGCAAACAGCTGTAAAAGAATTATCAAAACAAACCAGTACATTTGCTGATCGTTACCCAACATCAAGAATGTATAACATTTCAAACGTTTTAGCAGGTAACTTCTATGATGTTGAAAATGTTACATTAGAAAATGGTAGTAATGTTTTCACCTATGAACCATATCGTGAAAATACAGATCCTGCTAACACTGGACAAGATACATTATATAATTTGTTGGTGTCAACTGGTGCACGTTACGATCAAAGCCGTGTTTTAACATCACCTGCAACAGCATTCATTCCAAGAAAATCAACAACAGATCCGTTGATGTTCTTAGGTATTGGTGGTGAAATTAACAGACGTGTACGTAGTACATTGGTTGGTGGTAATATTACCGGTACGGTTGCACCTGTATTACTAACAGCAAGTGATTTAACTCCAGCTACTACAGCAGCTGATACATATACCAGTATTTCTGTAACTGGTGATGTTTTACATATCACACCTGTAACAGATACATCTGGTGCTATTCAATATTACACATGCCGTGTTAATTTTACCTTAATGGCTGCTGCTAGTAAAAATAGCGTTGCTGTTGGTACATTGAAAGGTAATGGTATTGGATATGTAACATATATTCCTGCTAACCCTGGGTCTCCATTAATTCCTGCTACTGCTACTGCTCCTGCAGTTCCAGCTGTACCATCAACTCCAGCTGTTATTAAATTAAACGATAACGTTTCATTTGATTTGAGTATTATTAGAACAACAAATAACGTTGACACTGTAGTTGTATCAGGTATTAATTACACATTAGCGCGCCCAGCGGTTGATGATACAGCATTATTCCCATTAACAGCACAACAAAGTGATTTTGAATTTAATGGTGTTGTCAGTATCGATAACGCAGTATTGCCAAGATATGTAAGTAACTCTAACCCATACGGTGGTGTTAACTTAGCAGAATTCAAAACATTAGTTCGTACTGCTTGTGAGCAATATATTCGTACATACAGCTGGTTTAATGCAACACATCCAAAAGCTAAATTATCAGTTACAGCTAATGATACAGATGCAGTGCGTAGACAAGAAATTGTATTACGTTTAAGTCAAATCATTAAATCTAACACAACTGTTAATTATGATGTATCATCACAATATGATGATGTTAGTGATATCACATCTGAAGCATATGAATTCAACTTGATTTTATGCCCTGGTTATCCAGAATTAGTTGATGAAATGTTAGAATTATCAGGTCGTGTTAAACAAGAAGCGTTCGTTATTGCTGATACACCAATGGATAAAAGTCCACGTGATGCTATTAAATGGGGTCAAGCAGCTGATGAAAATACAATTATTTCATCTGCAGCGAACATCAGATCTGATGACCGTGGTTTAGTTGCTTATTACTACCCACATGGTATCGCATCTAACTTAGATGGATATGATGTAATGTGTGCTGCATCTGGTATTGCATTATGTGCATTTACATACAGTGACAGCGTTGGTGGTGTTTGGGCTTCACCTGCTGGTCCTAACAGAGGTAACGTTTCTGGTACAATTGGTGTTAACCAAGTTGGTTATGTATCTGGTGTATTAGGTACTTCTAACGTACAATTCAATCGTGTTCGTTTAAATGATGGTTTACGTGATAGCTTATTCAGCTTATGTAACATCAACCCAATTATCGATTCTACCCAATTCGGTATTTCTGTATGGGCACAAAAAACACGTGTTAATTTAGCATTCTTCTCATCATTAGACAGAATTAACGTTGCACGTACAGTAATGTTTATTCGTCGTGGTATACGTAAAATGATGATGCGTTACTTAGAAGAAAACAACACAGAAACAGTACGTAAATCAATTACATCAACTGTATCATCATACTTACATGACATCAAAATTAAAGATGGTTTGTATGACTTTGCGGTATTGTGCGATGATTCAAACAATACACCTGATACAATTGATCGCAACGAATTATATGTACAAATTGCGTTGAAACCTGTTAAAGCAATCGAATTTATCTATGTACCTATTACATTGGTAAAAACTGGTGATTCTTTAACTGGCTAATATCAATTAGTCGAGAGCGTAGGCAACTACGCTCTCCTCCCGTCTATCGAAATATCGTTTCTCCTTTGATCTCCCAAATGACAAATATTTAATATAACTAGATATTAAATATCGTTTCTCCTTCGTCTCCCCTAATTCTCTAATGATTTACATCATTAAATTCTGTAATAAATAAAAATATTACAAAAAGAAATTGGACAATAAAAATGGCATATTTTTACCACCAGCAATTTAAAAAACACATAGCTCAATTTGCAGAAATATTCAGAGGTTTAGAAGTTCAGACAGGTGTATCACGTGATGGTACAACAAAAATGATTGAGGTTCCGATTGTTTACGGATCAATGGACAGAGTAGCAGCATCAATTGCAGCTGGAAATACGCAAAACACAGCAATGCGGTTACCAACAATGGCAGTGCATTTAAGTGGAATAGCATTAATGCCGGAAAGGTTTAAAGGTATAGATACAGAAAAAGTAATGCCTTACACACCAAAAGGTGGTGTTTTTCCAAATGATACAAAATCTATTGTGCAAAGAATGCCAGTACCATTTCAATTATCATTAGATTTGCATATTTACTCTAACAATATTGACACACAATTACAGATTTTAGAACAAATATTAGTTTTATTTAATCCAAGTGTACAAATACAGATTAGTGATTCTGCATACGATGGTAGTAAAATTACAAAAGTGGATTTGGTTGGTATATCAAATGATGATGGTTACCCATCTAGTACTGAAAGAAGAATGCTAATTAATACATTATCGTTTGAAACGATTGTTTATTTAACAGCACCATCAAAATTGAGAAATGATAGAATTCAAGACATTATTATTCGAATAACACAATTGAACGATCAATCCGTTGACAACTTTATTCCTGATTATGATTATACTATTATGGATGTTAAAGTAGAAGAAACATTAACACCGTTAGTATAAACCACTCATCATTAATTGAGAATCATATCCTCTTCGTTGCAATTCCTCAGCGCATCGGTCTCGCAATGGCACCCATTGAAGGGTATCATTGCGCCATGCAGCTGTGAGTCGTAATAGACTTAACATGGTGTCAGCTGTTAATAACTCTACGTTGATCATACTGTAGAATTTATCAACTACCGATATACGGTTTGATTTCATTTCATTCATTATACAGCTTTGGTAGTTGTATAACTGTTTCGGTGTGATAATATTATTACTTTCTGCTATGAAATCCCGAATCCATGGGTAGCATGAAAATACTTCATCCTCTGTCATAATACGTACCTGTAATGTATTTAACAATCCGTATAAACATATTTATCATATCTTTTTGCTTGGTTATTATTTTTAGATATGATATTATTTTATCTTAGATAAATCAATATTTCCTGCAATAAAACTTTCTAAAGTTGGTTTTTTAGAATTCATTTCAAACCGTTTATCTGTTTCAAGGTAAATCCATCTTCCTTTAGCAGAACTATATTGATATAATCTAGGTGCAATAGGTTCTTTTAATTTTGAATACGTTAATCGATGATAATCTTTATTTTTCGGTTTAGTAGGATATTCATCTCCTTCTGTATACGGTTCGCCATTAGGCGGCATACCATCCTCAAAAGGATACATGGTAGGTGATACATTTAATTTGCTATAATCTACACCATGTGTTAAACCAGCATCGATAATATCTTGAGGAATGACATATGTATCATTATGACTAGCACCTTTTTCAGGTACTTCTGTATTAGCTTCTGCTCTAATTTTGTCACTCATTTTTAAAGCAGTTGTATTAAATTTATCTGAAACAGAATCAAAGAATGTGCTATTAAGATCACCAACAATATCCATGGTTTCTTGACTCGCATACATTGGTTGTGCAGTAACTGTATAAATGGTTGGTTGCCATCCAGGTGTATAAGCACCAGCTGTCCAGGTTACATCTGTAACTTCGAGATATTTTTTAATTGGATTTAAATCAACATCATATTGTATTTCACACAATACATCTAATACATCTCCAATTACAATAGGTCTACGTAATTTTTGAATTGTTAAATTAAAACCGAATTTAAAGGTATATTGATTTTTTAAATCTATACCGAATTGACTTAGGTCAGTTTGAACTTCTACTTGATCATAATAAGCTTTAACAGGAATAGGATCAATAGAATATTCTCTATCTCTATTTTCCAAGAAAATATCATCTTGAATATTTTTGATGTGTGTTTTAGTATATTCAGAAAATGCTAATTTTTTTAGCACCCATAGGCCATCACCCGCGTAAGATATTGGTACTAATCTCCAATATCTCGCAGCAAAACTTTGTTTAATATCTATCCAATGTTCTTCAGAATCATTAGGTAGGGAAATAAGTGAAATCCCTTTCCATTGTTCTCCATTATTCGAGTTTTCAACACGAGCTTTTAGAACTCTATTTTGTTCTAATTTACCCTGTTGAATAAGAATAGAGGTAATATGGTATTTTACTTCTGTGTCGATGGCATACTTATTAATATTGTCACGCAATTTAATTGGACCAAAATCTATACCAATATAGGTATTTGGATCACGTTCACCACAATGCTTAATCGAGTGCCACTCTTCATCATTATTTTCAGAAATACTTGAAGCAGGGAATTCTGGATACTCACCATTACAAATAGGTGTACCATCTAATAATGTCAATTTTTTTTGTTCGTGTATACCGAGTAATTTATGTACGTTAACGACGCAGCCTCCAATATTGAGACCTTCTGA